TTATGAAATTGTACCCCATAAACTACCGACACCATGATTAGGTGGTGCTACACCATTCCATGTTCTAATAGGAAGATAATATCTTTTACCTTTCCAAGTGTAGCCAATCCATACATGTCCATCTTGCAATATAACTTCGTCATAGTCACACCAGCCACCTGGTTGGAAGTTATAAGCTACTGGACAACTTCTAAATGGTCCAGTTGTTCTAGCTACAATAGGTTGATTACCATTAGTAAATCTAGCTTTTTCACTCATGTACCATGTGCCATAGCTATTACGTTTCCAAGCACCTGCTACAGTTGATTTAGTATTACTTGCAGAACTAGTTTTTTTAGATACAGTTGCTGTTGGTATTTTACCTTCTTGGTAAGCTCTAATTTGTTTAATAAAGTAATCTTTAAGTTTAAGTTGTATCGCTTGTGAAGGAACACCTTGTGTTACAGGGTCAAAACCAGTGTGTAACTTCATACTTCTATGAGGACAGCTAGTTTGAGAAAACTCCATGTGTAAACGGATAGTATTTCTATTAGCTGTTAATCCCCATTTGTTTAATAACCTTGCAGCTTCTTGAAAACTCGCTTGTTCGTTTGCTAAAAACACTTTATCACTTGCACCAATAGATTGACATATCTCTATACCATATGAGTTTTTGTTACCGTTCTGATTGGCTGTATGCCACGCTATACGGCTTTCTGGCAGTGCTTGGTATACTGTGTTCCCACTTATATATGAATGAGCTACACCAGCTTCTAAACGTGATAGAGGGGCATTAACTAATCCGCGATGATATGCTTCTGCAGTAGCACCTACGCTCCCTGCATCGTTGTGTAATGTTATTGAAGTTGGCTTATATCCGCGATTAGGTAAACGATAACCTTTCACTTCATCACGAATATAACTTAATTTTTTCATTTTCTTTTTAGCCGTTGTTTTCTTCTTAGCAGTAGTTTTAGTAGCAGATTGTGCAGAAACCTTTTTTGCACTCTCTGATTTGTAATATGGTCTGATAAACCACATAGGATTGTCGTAACTTTTAGTTCTTTTAGTAGCTACTTCAGTCTTACTTGCGCCACCACCCAACCAATTCTGCTCGATTACAACAAAGCTATTTAATGTGGCAGAAATAACGACAGCAACGTGGCCATAACCACCGCCATATTTTCTGTTCCAAACAACAACGTCACCTGGTTTAGGTAGAAAAGATGGTGTGTTCTGATAAACCTTAGCTTCATTAGTGAAATCATTTTCAAAAGGAATATCTGCTGCACCTTCTCCTTTTAAACCGTGACCGAATAGTTGATACCAATAGTAGTTGACACTGTCGAAACATTGCCATGCCGCAAAATTATCAAAATCCCAACCTTTACCTTCTTGTGATTTAACATAAGCAACCGCTTCTTTCTGTGTTAATTTAGCGACCATCTTCTTCACTCTCCTTTAACACTTCATCATCGTGGTAACGACTAGCGCCACGTTTCAATTCTTCATCATACTCATAAGCCGCAACGTCAAATTCTACTTCGTCAGTATCATCAGTGAACGGTTCAGATGTGTCGAATTCTTCGGGTGTCAACTCTTTTCGTTCTGGTGTAACTTTTTCATCACTAACCACTTTCTGATACTCAACTGGATCAACATTTTCATCACGTGGTTTTGTGTAAGCCTGTGTAATGCCACTATCTTTTAACCCTTTCGTAGTAGGGTCTTGTATTACTCCAAATGTGACTAATACAGCTAATAATCCGTTAATACCATCGCTAAATTGTTCCAGTTGTTCTGTATAGTTTAATCCTAATGCTTGCGTTATATTGTTAATAAAAAGGACTATCGCCGAAACGATAGCCACCCAAAATGATTTCTTTTTGAAACGTATTTTCCAGTTAATACTCTTCATCTAAAAACCTCCATATATAATAAAAAGCCGACACATATGTGCCGACTTATTTAAAGAAAATGTTTGCTACCAAAGAGATAAGTGGGACTAATACAACACCCGCAAATCCTAACCAGTAGCCAATTACTTCTCTGTTTCCTTTTGCTTCTGCTTCTACAGTTCCTTGCAAATTCTTGATTTCTTTCTCATGACTTTTTGTTTCATATTCTAAATCAGTTACCCTAGTTCCTACTGTTGATAATGATTCACTCATTTTTTCTAAGTGTTTCTCAGACCTAGATTGTGATTCAAATGCTTTTTCTTGCAACAATGTCTGTCTGTCTACTTTGTTCAACAAACTATTAAAATTGTCTGTGTGTTTGTTATCTACTTCGTTTATGCGTTCATTTAGCTTACCTCTTGATCTTTCCCATTCGTGTCTTAGTACATATTTATCTTCGCTCATAAATACCCAAACCACCTAAGAAACCGACAAATCCAAGCCATGCTGTGATAGCGATTAACTGTGCTGGCGTTAGCCAATTAATCGCATTATACACAGCTGCCGACGACATTAAGAAGTGTATAATGGCACTTCCTAACCCACCTATTAACATAAAATGGCTCGAACAATTATTTATAGACCGTTTACCAAACAAAAGACTTGATAGAATTAGACAAGTGCCGAACACAAGCAGTAACAAACCCCATATCCAAACAGGCATAACTTCATTTAGCTCTCGGTAGAAATCACTTTCGTTAATAACCTTTTCTTGACTTATGAGCCAATAGACACCTCGTATATCTACAAACACACCTAGCCCAAACAAAGATAAAGTGGCTAGTTTATCGTGTATTGTGAAGTTTTCGTTCATTCACTCACCCACTTTCCATAAAATAAAACCACAAGCCTAAGCCTGTGGTTGTTCTGGATAATCTTCACCAGTTATTTTTTTATATTCTTCCTTAGTAGTAACGCCTAACTCAACGTATGTTTGAATGTCCTCGTTAGTGTAACAATTGATATCGTAAAACCATTTTATACTATTGAATGATGGATACATTTAAATTTCCCCTTTCAATTTAGCGATTTCTTGCATTACATCGGCTAATTCTTTTTGTGTTGCTTGTAATTGTACTGCTGTTTTTGTCAATTGCATTTGCGTTTGTGCTTGTTGAATTTCATCGTTTGTAGGTTCGTATGGTTTTATTGAGTTGTTTTTCAGAAATTCTTCTTCACTTGTTCCTATCCATTCGACACCATCAAAAAAGAAAGGACTGTAAATCCCTTCTGGTGGTGGTGTTTCTGTATATTCGAAATCGTATTCCAAATTTTCTCTTATTATTGCGGGTGTACCGTCAAATTTATATACTGTTTTCATTTTCTCATACTCCTTTAGCAATAAAGTTTATAGAGTCTAATGAGTAAGGTAAAGTTGAATTGTCAATCCTTATCAACCCTACTGTATTATCTGTTCTAATGTAAATCCTAGCTGTGTAAGCTAAGCTACTTCTTTGTGGAACGTCAAATCCTTCATTCCATCCTGTAACTATTGAAAAACCTTCTGGTATGTTAGTGAAATCACCTGTTTGTGGTGATCTTATCCAACCATTTAATTGACAATAATATAACCCATTTCCTATAGAATAATAAGTCATTGTGATGTTATCTTTTGTATCTAATCCACCACTAATTAAAGTAGTACCATTGATTAATGTTAAAGGGATTGTTTTTACATCTTTTTTTGAATCAGTGTAACTTTTAACATCGTTTTCTAATTCATTCAATCTTTGTTCAAATATTTCCTTGTCAACTTTATCTTTAGTTCTTTCTTCAATTGTATCGTTGAAAGACGACATTTGAGTGTTTAAGTTTGTTTTATAATCATCAAAATCATTTACCGTAAGAAACGTATCGTTGTTTAACAAAGCTGTAATTTCTGATTTGCCATTTTCTATTATTAACGACACATCATCTTTTTTTATTCCAATTTCTTCTAAAGCATTATCTCTAGCTTCATTAACTCTTAATACATAATCATCTAAATTTTTAACCGATTCTTCTATAGCATTAACTCTTTGCGTTATTAACGATTCAAGATCATCAAACTTTCTAATATAACTCAATTTTGTATCAGCTTCTATAGTGTTTATAATTGCATCTTTTATTGAAAATTGGAACGTTCTTACCACAATTGTATCGTCGCTGCCTTTTCTATTTACATATATTTCTCCGACAACATTACCTACATGAGCTAATACGTCGTTAGGCAGTGTGTATGATAAAATGCCATTTAATTCATCTTCAAAAACTAAGTTATCCACCTTTTTACTACCATTCGAAGTAACCAAGACAATTTGTGAATTTGTGTTTATTTCACTCAAAAGCATCGGTGAATTATTTCTAGTGATTTGAAACATCAATTTAGATGTATTTATATCTTGATTGTAAAATTCAACGTTTAATTTTTTTAAATCTCTGTAATAAGCTGTTATATCCATTTCTGTTTTAGCTATCTTATCCAATGTCATGTGCTTCCCTCCTATAAATCATATGAAATTCCACTTAAACTAATATAATCGACTGATTGAGTGGTATAAGTAACTTCCATTATCCCTGTTGTTGCATTAATTTTGATTATTCCATAACCACCATAATCAGAAGAAGATAATGCACATATGAATTGTTTGTTTACTTTAGGTCTATATTCGGGTGGTAACGTAGCTATTCTTGCTGGTAAAGATTTGCTAACACCTTCAACTTGTCCGTCAATAATCTTTGTTCCATCTGGTAATATTTTCATGTATGGGTTCATGCTATAAAATGAATTTACACCGTTCGCTAATGGTAAATCTTCTCTTGGATATCCATATTTCATACCATACGTTTTCCATCTTTTTTCCGTTGAATGCCAGTAATAAAATTTTTGATGTGTATAAGCTGTTGTATTACCTTGTAAAGTCATTACAAAAGTGTTGTTGTTAGCATTCTCGATGACGATTTTTCTTGTCGTCTCAAAAGCACTGCCATCCAAATCTTTAACATCTACTGCTGAAGTATAAAATTCAAATCTTGGAAAATCGGTATTACTCATAAAATCAAGTATTTTTTGCATAGTATCAAGTTTTTCTCCAGACAACGGATCGAACATATCACCATCAGTTGCACGTGGAAAGCTACGGTTTGCATAATTATTTGTATTCATCAAAGGTGTAGTTGCAGACGCTTTACCAAAGTCTATAGCTTCTGTGCTTGGTGATTCTTCTTTGAATATAATAATGCCTTCTTTATCAGACGATTTCATGTGTCTACTTTGATGAATAGTTAAAGTGTATACAGAACCATCTTCCCCAATTTGCACACCTTCGGATTCTATGATGTCACAACCGTATCCATTTTCTTCTAATACTTCTATAAAACCTTGACCGGATAACAACCCTTCATCTAACAACGTTCCGTTATTACTGAATTTTTTCAAACCTTGATATCCCCAATAAGTAGGGTCACCTTTTTTAGCATAACCGCCCATATTGAAATAGACCTTACCGTTACCAATTGCAAAACCTTGTCGTTTCGGTAATTTTCTAGCATAATCTGTGTTGAAAAAGCCACCGTCTGTGATATCAAAAGCAACCGTTCCGATACGTTTGAAATCATCATCGTATAGTTCTAATACTGTTTTCGTTACTTTAGCACCAGTTGCAGCAGTCGGTGTTGTTACATACCATATGCCACTGTTATAGTTAAACTGCCATTCAACGTTTACATCATGCTCGCTTAATGGTTTGAGTTGCGCCATTCTTTCAGGTGTTTTATCTAAATTGAAACGACCCAATACATGATTACGTGTTTTTACATACATATAGCGAACGCCATTTTCATATTTAATTACTGTACCTTCGCCGCCTGCGTTACCAGCAGCAAATACTGTTTTGTATTCTAATGTGTCCATATCCCACACTGCTATCCAACGTCTGTTGTCCACTATTACTGAACCTGCAGAGTAGTTCACAAATATTTCTCTACGTTGTTCATCTAACGCAAATGATTGTGGGTAAATATAGATGTTTCCAGTTAAAACTACAATATCTTCATAATCTGGGAATTTAAGTGGTAATTGTTTCCAAATTTCTTTTTTATATAAAGCGTTGTTTGGTGCTTTTTCAACTTGCAAACTTTTAACTTTTTTCTCGTTGTCTTTAACTATTTTATCCATTGTTAGCAAATCGTTTTTAAGCCTCTCAGACAAAGTGGGAAATGCAATCTTTTTACCAAACACAGAAACTCTACTATCTCTTAATTCTTGCGTTTCATCACCAATAGCACCTAAAACCAAATTTGATATTTGCGAACCACGATATTTCATTTCGTCATATAAATTCCACAGTTCAAAACTGATTTGGTTAGCGCTATGTGCATTTGTTTGTGTTGTTTGATGTTTTCTAAATTCGTTTTGGTGATAATTATAATACTTTTGTATCAAATAAAAATTGCTTATCATCTGCCCCCTAAACTCTTGGCCGATGGAAATGTTTAAGTCTTTAATTAAATTAATATTCATCATTCATCCTCCTTCTCAAGCCATGTGTAAGAACCGTATATATAATCTGTTTCTGTCCAATCTGCTTTATCCTTATCATTCATACTTAACGCTAATCTTCCGTTAGGTCTTAATGATATTGTGACTGGGAACCTAGAAGCTGGTGTTCTAACTATCCACGATTGAGATTGTTTCGCAAAGTCAGCTGGTAAGGTGTGAATCGTCATACCGTTAGATATGTTTGATAGGTTTAATCTTACAGTTTTAATTTTTATACCTAACAAATCTATAACTCTGTAAGAACAGTTGTATCCGTTCTCACCCTCTGCTTTAAATGCGGTATTAGGTTTTCCTTTAACTGGTGTAAATTCAATCCAATCATTTACAGTTACCAATCCTTCCAACAACTTCTCTGAACCAAATACAGCATCAATATGTGTAGCAGCAAAGTATGGTTCCCTATTTTCATCTAAAGGATATTTAATTTCAGTTGGTTCATTCATCTATTAACACACTCCCTATTGAATCAGATGCTAATTTTGGCATAGTTAAAGACGACCCACTACGTGACCCGCCTTTAACTAAATTATTCATTGTTTTAATATTTCTATTAATGCGTTGTTGAATTTTTACAATATCTGTTGGTGAATTGCTAAAATCAACTTCTACTGGTTCATTTACTAACGGATGCGAAGCAGTGAGTTTAACAACTTTTAAATCTAAGTTATATCCTAGTGGTTGATGAATAAATCTTATTGTGTTGTTCTCTTTGATATCATTGTGACCAATGTAATGCTTATCTTCGACAGAACCTAAGTAGTTAGTTGATACTTCAACAGTTGGTTGATCGTTAAGCTCTGATTTTATTTTCTTAAGTAATTCATCTTCGTCTAATGCATTATCATCAAACAATGTAGGAGCTTCTGCAAAACCAAAAGCGTCCATGTTAGGTGAGGCCCATTCTGCATAAGCATGATATATGTCTGTACCTTTTAAAACTGCAGTGATGTTTAACACTGTTGATTTCTCTGTACCAACATACATGCATGGTTTTGACTTTTTATAATCAATTCCTGGTTTAGCACCCCTAAATATAGCCTTAAATGTGTGCTTACCTTTTGATAAGTTTCTTGCAATAACTATTTTCTCAGTCGTAGCTGTTTTACTGTAACATTCATATCGTCCAACCAGTTCATCGTCTAAATAAACATCAAGCAAACCACCTTTAGACATTTTCTTTAATGTCCATTCGAGAATTTCATTGCCCCACTTACAATCAATTTCTTTTGAATAGCTAGCTCCAACTACTTCTGTTCTCCAAGTGCCATCTTTAATGAAAGTACCTGAATAGCTTATGTCTTTGGGTTTAACTGGGTTGTAGTTCTTCGTTTCGGCTTTTGTTTTCTTCTTACCGTAACCTTGAATATAAGTTCTAACATCAGTTGTGGAAGTAGTAGCCTGTATCTCACTAGAATTGTATTTATAGATTAATGGTGTATCAGACATTTGGTAAAACGTTTTTTCGTCATATATATAAATCTTCTTGTTATTCGCAAAATAAATATAGTTAAACAATTCTGCGCCTTCTGTTAGAAACTCCATACCATTTTTATTACCCAATTCATCAATAGCTACACGATCAGTGAATTTACCTTTAATCTCGTATGAAAAATCCAGTTTGTTACCTCTAAAACCAAATTCAAGGTATTGTTCAAGTGTCATAGTAGGCTTGTTGTCTTCATCTGTAGTTTCTTCATTGTTCATTTCTTCGTTTTCTAAATCTTTTTGAATATAATGATTTTGAAATTCCATAAATATGTGCTTAGCAGTAACTTCGTTTGTCACAATCGCACCATCATACTTAATAGATGTAGATTTAATTACATATTCTTGGCCTTTCCACATGAGTATCATTTCATTTAACAATATGTCGAACAAATCAGCGTTTGAAGATGTTTTGTAAATCGTGAAGGTAATTGATCGCTCGTTATTCTTTTCATATTCGTATTTGAATGAACCGAAGTCAAAATCTGTGAGTATTTCACCAAACGTATCTTTTCTGTTTTTTAAGATTAAACTTTCCAATTCATTCACCTACCTATATATGAAAGGGAATACCCATTGTGTCTGAACATTACCGATATTCTCTCCTGTTATTTCGATGTCGTTGAAACCTTCATCCAATGTTAGCCATTGCCAGTTTGTATCTATACCCACACGCTTGTTATTTATGAAAGGATGTACACCATCTAGTGTAAAACGTTGATTGCTCTTAATAGCTTTCTTGTATTCGAATACATCGCCCGTTGTTGTATTTTTTATTTTGAAACCTTTCGGCGCATTTAGATTAATTAACACTTTCAGTTTGTGTCTAAATAATGGATTGATCGTATCTGTTGAGCCATTATAGATTTTAAAACTTGTCGTAGTGTGTTTGTATTTAATTTCATCATCTGATAAAACACCTGCTTCAAATTGCCAATCTCCACTAGATAAACTGAATTGACTTGTGTCTTTTAATGATTCTGAATAACCTTTGAATACAACGAAAGTTACCTTAAAAGTAGCAAATGAATTAGTTAAATCTTCATTATCATTGCTATCACAATACACTGCGTATTTTTTACCAGGTGCATCACTGTGCCACACATAATATGGTTCACGTTGGTATAAGATGTTTCTTATTTTCTGTTTATACAGTTTCAAATCTTTAGTGTCTAACCCTTTAAATGAAAAGTTTAAAACTAAATTAAAAGGCCCGAACGTAGTCGGACCCATAAGTACTCCATCAGTACCATTGATTTCAGTTGTGTTTGCTTTAACTTCCACATCTTCTTCTATATGATCTAAAAACAATAAATTAGGTGTATCAGTCAATTTAACATCAAAGTTATCATTAAATAATCTTACTTCTTTTTTCAAATTAGAAATTACCTCCCATGTTGTATGCCATCATTTGCAATCGTTTACCTTGTGCCTCACTCATGTCTTGCTCGCTCACACCTGTAGGTTTCTGCTCTAAACGTTGGTTACTAGCTACAAGTTGTGTCAGTAGTTCAATTTGCCTTTGTGTAGCTTCTAACTGCCTAGCCATAACATTCATCATTTCGTTGTCGTTAGTATTGGTAGTGGAAGGCGTACGCATTTGATTAGGGCGTTTATTTTTCTTATTACCTTCTATTCTTTGTGTAGCAATAGCAAGTAACTTCATAGCATCTGATTGTCTACTTGGGTCTGTAGGTATTACAAACTCTGGGTAGCCACCTTCAGCTAAGTTGTATAGGCCGGAAGAATTGATTAGTCCACCTGTAGCATATCCATGACCTTTACCGACAACACTTAACATGTCACCCTTGCCATATCTAGCTTTAGCGTATCTCATACCAGCAATTAGGTTATCCAATCCATTCCATATGTTTCCGTGACCTTTAGCTTTATAAGCGTTGAACGTACCAGGTTTAACTTGGACTAAACCTTTTGCACGACCATCAGCTAATCCATCAGTACCACCTAAAGCTTTAGGATTGCCACCCGATTCTGTTTGGATTTGTTTTTGCCATGCTTTAACATATGCGCCAGATGTTGGTAAACCAGCTATTTTAAGCGCTTTTTTAATATCGCCATTCCATTTACCTGATTTACCACCGCCACCGTCATTAGCTTTTAACCATTTTAACGGGTCGATAGCTTTACCATTTTTTCTTACTTCAAAGTGTAAGTGTGGTCCTGATGACATACCAGTGTTACCAGAAACACCTAGATAATCACCTGGTTTAACTTTTTTACTGCCATTAAATGCAAATTTACTCATGTGACCATAAATATAATCCATATTACCTTTTTTAATCCACATATGTTTACCAAAACCACCAGCAGTAGTTTTGGCTGTCGCTGTACCAGAAGCTACAGAATACAGCTTGTCGTATACATAGTTAAGGTCAACACCCATGTGTGGATAAGGGAATGGATATCCTGGTGCTCTTCCGTTAGGGCTGAATGGGAAGTTAATACCTTTAGAAAGGTCAATATAACCACCATCGCCACCACCTTGTTCTTCCATCCATGATGTAAAAGTATCGATAGCAGACTTTTTAAGTTTACCAAACATACCTTTCATCATGTCATAAGGTAAGCTAGCTGCTTTTTCAACACCAAAACCATCAAGGTTTAAACCGACGCCTTCAAGTACTTTGTCGAGTAATTTTCCTGGCTTTTCAATCCAGTCCATTACATCGCCAATTTTATCTTCCATCCATTTTTTACCTTTAGCAGCCATAGCAAGAGATTTACTAACAACAGCTTTACCGCCTTCTACAACTTTTCCTGTCGCTGCCTTTGTCCCAGCTTTTGTACCTTCCCAAACATCACCAAAGATGTTATCGCCTTTCTTCTTCTTCTTAGGTCTTTTATTGGATAAAGTACCTTTATTAAATCTAGGTAATCCACTTAGCATACTATGCGTTTGCGCACCACTCATAACAGATGAGCCTTTAGGTAAGAACGCCGTTGTATCTCTGTTAGGCGTGAGTGCCATTTTACCGTTAGGATATTTAATAGCTTCATGTCTGAAACCACCAGGACCATTTCCACGTCCTTTATCTCCCACAGTGGCAAATGTATCACGCGCTATCTTACCGTTCTTAACAACGTTCGTAGTTGTGTTGGTGTGTTCTGTACCAGTGTGGAGTTTGATTTCAGGAAGTTTATCCATACCAAGCTTTCCACCAACCCAGTTCACACCATCGATAAGTTTGTTTAATCCACCTTTAACTTTGTCTATCATTCCAGAGAAGAAACCTTTAATATTACCTGTTACCGACTTGATAACGTCACCCATTTTGTTCATGACACCAGTGACTTTATTCTTCATTCCAGTAACTATATCAACTGTTCCATTCTTGATGCCACGCCACTTTTTAGACATGAAACCGCCAATAGCATTCATCGTTTTATGTGTGCCTTTGGTTAAAGAACCCCAAGCGCCTTTAACGCCTGACCATAAGGCTTTAGCTTTGTTTACTGTTCCGGATTTAATAGAATTCCATTTAGAACTCATGAAACTACCAACCGACTTGAATATTGCAGTCGTACCTTTTTTAAGGTTGTTCCATGCATTTCTTACACCAGACCATAATGCCTTAGCTCTTGAAACGACAGCGTTTTTAATGCTAGTCCACACTTTTAACGCAAAGTTTTTGACTGCGTTGAATATTGCAGTCGTACCTTTTTTAAGCACATTGAATGTGTTGCGAACACCATTCCAAAGTCCTTTAGCTCGGTTTATAACACTGTTTTTAATAGCATTCCAAACTTTAATAGAAAAATTCTTAACAGCATTAAATATAGTTGTTACGGTGTTTTTTATTCCTTTGAATATATTAGCAATACCACTTCTTAAAATTTTAACAATATTTAGTATGCCGTTTTTAATCGCATTCCAAACTTTTATGGAGAATGACTTAATAGCGTTGAATATAGTCAACACAATTCTTTTCACCAAGTTAAAGTTAGATCTAACTTGGTTAACATAAGTTTTAATTATTGCAACTACACCATTTTTAAGTAACGTCCATATTTTAATTGCTGCTGCTTTCATTCCATTCCATAAAGCAGATAAAATATTTTTTAACGCTTGGATTGGGTGCTGAACAGCGAATTTAATGGCGTTCCAAACTGTTATAGCAGTGTTTTTAATGGCGTTCCAAACAACAATTGTAGAAGTTTTAATTGCGTTCCAAATATTAATGATGTAAGGTTTGATAAATCCAAAGATAGATATTGCTGCATTTTTAATTGCATTCCATGCAGTTATTACAGCATTTCTGAATGTGCTATTCGTTTTCCAAAGATAAATGATAGCACCTACTAGCGCAGTAATCACAGTGATAACAATTCCCACTGGACCAGTCATAAATCTTATTGCTAATCCTAATCCTTTTGTGGCTAATGCTGCTGCTTTAGTAACGCCAGTCCATATTGTCATTGCAGTTGCTGCAATTCTCGATTTAATTGCTTGTATTGTTTGAGAAGTGGTTAGCTTTGCTACCGCATATCTATAACCATTCGCTATGCCCTTCGCTGCAGTAGTAACACCATTCCATACAGATTGAGCTACTTTTGACGCTTTAGTTATTACCTCATGTTCTTTCATCCATTCGGTTGTTTTCATAATACCTTTTGTCAAATCAGAAAACCCTTTAAACATGCCACCAATTGTTGAAATCATTTTTCCACTTATTGTTAATAGCGGTCCCATCGTTACTAATGTGATGCCTAGCCATTTGACCATTCCACCCAATGTTTTTTGAGTGGAACCATCTAAACTTTGCCACCAGTTTATAATACCTTTAATACCATTTGCTAGTTTAGAAAAGGCACTACCTAATTTTTCTCCCGTTTCTTTCGCCCATTGTTGAGCGCCAGGAGATTTTAACATCTTCTCAAATTCGTGGAGTGAGTCTTTTGACTGCTCGAACACTCCGCCTAATAAACTTTCACCTATCATACCAATATAGGCTTTAGTATTTTGCATCATGCCTTTCCATGATTTAGAATAAGCGTTTGCCATACCACCTGCGAAGTCGTCCATTACAGTTAAGAACTCTTTCGAACTAACTTCACCATTGGTAACCATTTCTCTAAATGCATCATATGAAACACCTAAATGTTTAGCCATGGCATTACTAAATCCAGGCATACCTTCCTCAACCATATTCAGTTCTTGTGTCATAAGTTTACCTTGACCTTGTACACGGTTGAATATCATAGCCATTTCAGATACTGGTCTGTTACTACCAACTGCAGCGTCACCAACAAGCTTAATGTATTTCTCTAAATCTTTACCTTCTTTTACACCTGCTGCTAATGCACCTGCTGCTACGTCAGTACCTTCTGCCATTGTGGTCATACCACCTTCAATAGCTTTCGATACTTGGTCGGTGATTGAGCCAACTTCTTTCGTTGAATAGCCTAGTCCTTCAAGTTTAGCTTTAGCACTATCTAAACCAACTAATCTGTCGAAACCTAGCTTAGCAGTGATACCTGCCATAGCAGTACCAGCAACCAACGCAGGTTTGGTAATACTACTTGTCAGTGAACGACCCATGTTTTGAGCTTGGCCGCCTACACTTTGCATACTAGATCCTATACTTTTAAATGAATTGCTTAATCGACCAGCCATAGAAAAATTTTCTTTATAATACTGATTTAAACGACCATATTCGTCTTGCATAGCATTTATAGCGTTAGCTTGCTTGTTATACTCTGTTTGCAATCTTACCGCTTTAGCACTGTTTGCACCTTGTGATTGTGCTACTTGTTTATATTGTTTTTCTAGTTCACCTAAATTTGATGTGCCAACTTTAATAGATTTGTCGAGGTCATTCATTCTTGCTTTATAAGATGATGCGCTCTTCTCACCATATTTAAAGTTGTTACTAGATAATTTCAAACTAGAGTTCAAAGACCTAAACTCACGCTTAATACCAGCTAGCGTTTTACTAACTCCCATGTCGCGCATGGATAGGTCAATCTGTAACCCTTTTATTCTTTCTGCCATTACTCCACCTCCTTACTTGTGAGATGTATTACATAAATGCATCGAGCATGCTATCCGTTTTCTTGACGTTTTTCTTATTACTTTCGTCAACTAACTCCATGAAGAAAGCGAAAGGCATGTCTAGTATATCGTTAATATCTTTGCCCCCGTCTTTCATCATTTGCAGCATGAGTTTCTTCATGTTTTCTTTATGTTCTTTATAAGATAGAGATTTTAAATTATTCTCGCTAGTTCCTTTTTTCTTTCTTCGTCCATTTGTCCCTGTGCAATAAATTCAATTTGCCCTTGTAATTCTTCTACTGCATCTGGTGCATGTAATCTGTCTAGTAAGTCGTCTTTTGTGAATTGGTTGTTGTAAATGTCTACGACCATGTCTAGCATTTGGTCGATGTTTTCTTGTGCGGAAGTATTTTCGTCTGATGCACCGTCCATTAAGTCTGCAGCATCATAGATTTTACGGAAAGGAATTTGTGTTGGAGTAATGAATGTGTCGTATTTTGCGTTGCCCTCTGTGTCAGTTACTGCGTTACCTTTTTTGTCGATTTGAGTTAATTTAATAAAATTACGTTTAGCCATATTTAATTTCTCCTTTAATTTTGGTTTTTATTTGCAAATAAAAAGAGGGCATTTAAGCCCTCGTGTTAGTTATTCTTCTATTTCTTTGATTAATGCCTTGCCACGTTTGTTATCGCTTGTAGAAAGGTCTAATATGCGATCTTGCGATACTTTTTTGTTTGCTGGTTTAGGATAAGTGTCACCAGCGTTATATACTTTGTTCTTATCCTCTAAATCGATGAATTTGTGTAAGACTTCATATTTTTTCTTAGCCATAATCAAACCTCCTGTAAGTTACGCGCCTAAATCTGCTTCGGGTTCTGAACCTTGATCACCTGTAGTATCATTTTCTGGTGCTTTCCCTTCTCCAAAGATAGCTTCCCAAATAGCATCCTTCATAACAGATGTACCTTTAGCATCATGTCCTAGTAACATAGCTTTTTCTTCTTCAAAGCCTTTAACTGGTGCTTGCATGAACTCTGCAGTAGTAGAATCTGAACTGAATTCAACGCCATCTTCTTTTGTGTTGCCTTCTAATTCAGGGAATGTGAATAATCCTTTAGGTAATCCTACATATTCACGAGAACCATCTTCCATAGTTTTAGCAAACATAACAGCTACATATGGAGGCGTATCGTTACCAACTGATACAATACCATCTTCTGATTTTTCTAAGCCAAATAATGCCACTCTGTCCTCTAAAGGCAGTTTGTGGAAACCAGCTTCTACTTCGATAGTACCGTTAGCAACAGCCATTTCTGCTACTTGGTTATCACCGTAAGCTTTTTCAATGTTTTGGTCTTTTGATACTGAAATTTCTTGTAAATATTTAATACGTTCTGGGTCTGTAACAACTTGTACATCTTCACCATGAACTTTGTAATAAAACTCTGTTAAACCTGTAAATGAACGGTAGTTTTTCTCTGCCATATTAAAACACTCCTATAAATTAAAATATTGTTTACCTTCAAACCGTTTAGCTTGTCGGTAGATATTGAACTCCTTGATATATTCGGGTTTCATGGAAGATGTTTCACCAAATCCCAATACTTCCCACATCATTCTTTGCAATAAAAAAACGAGCCTATCTGATAGGACTCGTCCGTTTACGCCTTGTTTTTGTTTTACAAATACATCTATTTGATAAAAGTATTCGTAAGTTAAATTATCGTTATCGCCGAAATCAGAAGGTTTAGGTGTATCCAATGGATCTATAACAATCACTACATCTTTGATTTCTTGCGCGTTGGGATAATCGAAGAACTTTATGTTGTTCTTAGGAACATGTTCCATAATTTCTTTGTTATCTATAATCGCTTGGTATATCTTCATTGTGATGTCGTCCAATAAGTTACACCCTCCTTCTTATTTCTTCTTTAACTGTTCTAAAATACGTTTCTCTGCCTTCACGCATAGCGTTTTCGATAACACCTTTACCAGCTGTATTAACCCACTTACCCGCACGGTCAAAGTGACCATATTCATTTAAGTGGATAATCCTATAACGCTGTTTGGGTCCACGCCAATGAATTTTCACTGTTCGTACACCATTTATCGTCATAGGTTTAGATACTGTCGTTTCTTCGACAGATTCACCAGTATCTTTAAATGACTTCATGTTGTTTTTGATTATTTGAACAACTTTCTGTCCACCTTTAGTTAGTGCAAAGTCTGTTATGCGCTTAGTAGCAGATCTGCCGTATTTCTTTTCTAAATAAGCGATTATTTCTTTATCACCTTTTACTGTTACCGTCATTGTTCCTCACCTACGACTTTGACGTAGTTAGGTGACTTAGCAGGCGCCACATTTTTGACATTAAAAAACAACCCTGCATACATACCGTTCTGTATCTCAAACGTTTGATTTACATTAGGTATAAATTGAGGTTGTGCATCTCTAATATTTAATGTGACTGACCTTTTGCTAAGTTCTAGGTTTCCTAACTGAACGTCTTTTTGTGTAGGCTCATACATTCCAGCAAAACAACTATATAACTCGTTCCGTTCGTTCATACCAGCTTCTGGACCGTCATTAGTGTTCTCGTAAAACGTAACTCTGTAATCTAATTGGTTAAGATTCATCGGCTATCACCTCGATGTTATCTCTGCGCCATTTAGCAAGGTCGCTACGCAATGTCTGCACTAACTTCATTGAAGATGCTGGTATATCAAAACTTTGTTCGTTTGAAGTAATCGAACGATTATCATTATGGTGTGCGATGATATTCAATACTGCTAAATTAAACGTTGGATTATCCTTGTAAAAAGGTTCATCCTCACTATTTAATGAAACAGCTGTTTTCACTTCATTAATTGCACCTGGCAAATACACATTCATGATTAGATCGTCGTCGAAATCATGATCCACGCGTATTGCCTTCTTGATTGATTCAACGTTGTCTAATTTAAACATTGAAGTCACCTACTTTACTTATGCTCCTAAATCTCCACTAGGTTCTGTTGCTGCATCTTCAAACGTTACGAAGAAACCAGCATTTTTATCAGCTTGTTTTACATCGAAACGGAAAGCACCCATCAAGTATTTACCGTAGATTTCATTTTCAATCCATTGCACTGACACGTCTGTACGGTCTGCAAATAACACACCACGTTTAACATCGCCGATGAATGCTAACGCGTCTCCGTTTTCACCTAATAAGTCATCACGTACTACAGTTACGTTCATACCTAATACAGTGTTACCAGCAGTGTTGATGATGCTGTCTTGTAATAAGTAACGCCCATTACCGTCTTTCAATGTATCAAGTTTTTGGTAGAAACTTTGAGTACAGATGATTTGACGGTCATAACCAGGATCTAATTTAACGTTGATGATTGCTTTTAAGTCGTCCACATCGGAAATAGATGTCGGATTGAACGCTTTTAATACATCTCCGATTTTTTCGTTTAAAGTGTTGATTTTTTGTTCGTTGATGTTTTCAGACACAATAGCAGTTAAGTTAGCAACTGAATCGTCTAATGCTTCTTGTGAGATTGGAATAGATCCACGATATGTTTCAACTTCCCAATTTACTGTTTCGAATTCTGGACGAGCTAACTCTGGGTTTTTCTCTAATTCAGCAACAGTGTTGAATTTAGCGTTAGCACGTTTTAAGATCGGGTACTTACCACTTGCAGTTGATACTGATGTTTTTTGTACCAATTCTGATAAATCTTGTACTGTTTTTACTTCTTTTTCAGGAATATATTTAATATCCTCTGGGATAGTTACGCCAACATCGTCTGATTTAACGTTGTCACGTTTAGCCCCTTTTGATTTCATGTATTGTTCAAAGCCTTGTACTTCTAAACTTTCCTCTGGGTTTTGATTTAATTTCGCCATAGAACGTTTCGCTCCTTCTTTTTTCTTTTTGTCTTTTTCTTCTTCTAATTCTTCTTCAGTAGGTTCTTCTACTTTCTCGATAGCAGGTGCTTCTGGTTTTTCTTCAGGTTCAGATGGACCATCTGGTTTCGGTTTATCATCAGGTTTTTCTTCGTCTGACGGTTTCTCCTCTTTGTCGTCAGATGGTTTACTTTCTGACCCTTCTCCAGTGTCATCACCTTTGTTATCTTCGACTTCTGCACCTTCACTTTGAGGTGGAGTTTCTTCTAACTTAGGTGCCGATGCTTCAATTTCTTGTGAAAGCTGTTCGAGTTCTTCAAACTCTTTTTTCTGTGCATCAATATCAGCTTTTAAATTACGCGAAGTTTCAAGGTCGCCCTTTTCGACTGCTTCTTGCGCTTTAGAAATCAAACTAGCGATTTCTTTTTTGCGCTCATCTAAATTGGCCATGCAATATCACTCCTTATTAAATTTGTGCATAAAAAATAGCCTTACGTTTCAAAACGAAGGCTTTCTATGTCTAGTGCTATTTTCATTTGTTCCAACTGTTTGAATTTCTTTAAATCTTTTGCACGTTGACCGACTTCAACCGATGTATCTTTGTAGGCAGGTATTGTAACAATACTGACTTCAATAAGTTCATCGATTTTATTTATGGTTTGAACGTACTCATTATCAATGTTTTGCCATGTACGAGCTGTTGAATCATTAGGTGGTAATGTGTAGAAGAAACTACACTGGTTTACATTGCCTGCTTTAATATTTTCATAAATATCTCTAGCGTAAGATGTATTAGGTAAGTGGCATTTGAAATACAATCCTTTTTCATCCACTTGTAACTCAAGCGTTCCTGCTTGTGTTCGACCTATAACATAACTGAAATCGTGGTTAATTAAACATTTCACGTCACTTACATCTACACCATCTAAGGCATTTGGCGCTACTATTTCTCTGAACCCACCCAAGTCATCGCTCGTTGAATTAAAGATAATTGCGTAACCTTCCACAACCATGTCTTGTTGTCCAGTGTCAACGTTACTGTTCGTCATACTCATCACCCCCTTTAATGGAGTTCTTTTCGACTTCTTTGTCTATCTTAGATTCTTGATAGTTCTGTAAAGTAGAAAGTGGCGCTCTGTTAAGGTCCACAAGTGGTTGTTCACCGTGTTCAATAGGTTGATAACCAAATATACTTCTTGCTTCGTCTGTCGATATAATCCCTTTACCATGCAATTCTGTGATACGTTGCAATTGTAGTTCTGGGTCAATATCTATTAGACGTGATGAATCAAACTCTAATTCATAACCAGAATCAATAAACTTGAATATCTTGGTTTCTAATTCTGAAATCATCATTTTGAATATCGGATCTAATGTACTTTGCAAATACTCAAGATTTGCTTGTGTGATAGATGTATTGACTGTTTCAATACCTAACTTAGATACCGGCAAACCAAACGCTTTAGCAACTTGTGAAGTACTGAACTTATAACTGTTTAAGAAATTCAAAACTTCAACGGGTATTTGCAATCGTTTAAAGTCCATCGTGTCGTCAATAGCAACCAATCCACCATTGTTTTTCAACTGACTTTCTGCAAAGTTTTGTTTCAAATCTCTCAATTGTTCTGCGTTAATTTGACCTTTTTTGTATTGCAACACAGACGTTGATGTACCACCATTATCAAAGAAGTTGCGTAAGAAACTCTTTGAGCCTTGTGATATACCAATTTCATGTGCTAATGCATACAAAGGACTGTAGCCAACATATCCATCTAATGTGATATATCTAAAGTGCAATATATCTTCACTGGTTATCTTAGCTGCATTACCTTCCACATCCTCACTAACGTTATAAACAATTTCGCCGTCTTTTTCCTCTATTCCTACTAAATCGTTATGTAAGAAGTGGAAACCAACTGGGAAATCATTTTTATCACGCACAATTTCAACAAAAGATTGTCCGTTAAGCAACATATTCGCAATGATTATGAATTTGAAATGCCAACCTGGTAAATCAGAATGTGGATTATTATTGAATAGATCTAATATTTGATTCATAACCGTATTGGTTTCGTGACCTTTAACCCTTAACTTTGTACTTGCAATGTCTGCAGATATAATACGTGTCGCAGTGAACACATCACTATTCTTCAACGCATTGATACCAATATAACTTGCGTGTGTACCATGTTCTTGCCAATACAATAATCGTTCTAAATCTCTGTTCATCTTTTCTTGTTTACTTGTAAATCCTAAATCAAGTAATGGCATCTTTAACTGTCACCCCCTTTCTGACTTATCGAGGTATTGTCATACGCTTGATTTAAAACGCCTGAGAGGCCTATGAGCAGCAATCCACCAATAATATAAGCTAATGGCTCCCAAAGTATAAACAAGCCGTAGAACAGCCCTATTAAGCCCACAACGAATAGCAATATCACCACAAGTGCATATAAGGTTTTCTTCATCGTCACACCTCCTATAAGAACATCGGCATAAATGTTTCTGCATCCCATTCATGTTCACTTGCTATCACATAAGCGAAGATAGTGGCCATGAGTGGATCAATTTTATGCCTGTTCATTTTCTTTTCAATCATGATTGAATCGTTCACATTCTTAGCAACTGCATTTTTGACTGCTGTGTCTAACAACGGATTTTTATGATGTTTAATATCTCCGTTGATTACATTTAATCTGAAGTCTAAATTAGGATTAGAAAGTGTTTGCGGCCCTTGTCTTATTTCATACAAGTCGTAATACCATTCTCTACGCTCAATCTCTGCTAACACACCGTGTATTGAATACGGGTCATAGCAAATAGCTTGAACATCTAGGTTGTGTCTGTTCACATACGTTTCAATGTAATCTAATACTTGGTTAGTATTAATAATCCCACTAGACAAATCTGTGATGGTGCAGAAGCCATCGTTTTCTAATTGTCGATAGTCAATAAGGTCACGTTCTATCTTGCCTTGTAGGCCACCCTTTGTACCTACAAACGAATGCGACGTTATATAGTATTGTTTGTTCGTTTCGTCTAAGTGTATGAACGATATAGCGGTTAAGTCATCAGCTCGTGATAAGTCTAAACCGATATACACTTTAGAATAGTTAATATCAAAATCAGTTTCGTTCTTTTTCCAGTCATTGAAGTCGAGATATGATTCTTCGCTTGCTGCACGCCACATGTTGAAATTCTTAATCAGTATGCCGTTTAATCCACTTCCACTATCTAAAGCCGTTCTAACTTCTGGTTGAATGTTTTTGGTTAACAACTTTTTGAGTTCTGGTAATTCCATTAACGGATTAGATTTAATCCATGTTTCTGGGTCATGAACTTCATCCTCATTATCTTGTTCAGCACAAAATATGAAATAGTTCTCGTTAGGTGATATACCATCTAATATTTTATCTATGTACTGATATTCATCATACATAGGTCCGTTCATGTTAGTGCCAGCAGTAGATATAATAATCAAACTAGGGTTGTGTAATAACACTTGTCCACGTCTTAATGTTTCATATATCTTTTTGTCTTTTGCTTCGTGGTATTCATCGATAATTGCATAACTGAATTGGTGACCTTCGAGGTTGGCAGCTTCATTAGAAACAGCTTTAATTTTACTTCGGTCATTTGTGTTCAATATTTCTTTAGCACTTGGCGTTATCTTAGTTAATTGCTTCATCTTAGGCGATATTCGTCTTATTGCACTAAGTTGCGCGTAAGTCATGTCATAAGCAATACCTGCTTGGTCACGACTGTTAGCACTTAAACCAATTAAACGCTCATTGACTGGATCATCACCCATTAACATTTCATATAATCCTAAACCACTTACTAAAAGTGTTTTTCCGTTCTTACGTGAGAGTGAGATATACGCTTTAGTAAATCTTTTGTAGCCCTCACTGTCTTGCCAACCGTATAAACTACCTACAATAAACTTTTGAAAACCTGCAAGTTCCATTTTTTTACTTGTTTTTGGGTCAGGTAACATTTCAAGGAATTTAATAACATGATTTGCTTTATCTACGTAAAAATCGTAAGGCAAATCTTTATTATTCAAATCATCTAAATGTCTTTGACACACTTTCACGTTTTTGTTACTAGCTAATATTTCGCCATTAACCACTTTTTGAGCATATTCGGTAACGAAATCTTTATTTGTCATCCATTAAATCCTCAAATGGGTCTGATTTTTCTTTATCGTTGCTAGGTGCTAGTATTTTCAAACGTGATTCAACAGTTAATCCTAATTTAGGACAAATGGCATTCATTGTGTTTACGCTATCTCTTTGTACAGTGTAGTAGCTAGATAACTTTGTTCCTCTTTCGGTTTCGATAACCATACCTTCTTCTTCTAACTTGAGAGTCGCATTCTTGTAATTGCTATACGTTTGGCAATAAGTTGCTAATAAACCTTTATCTAAGTCTTTCACGGGCAATTCTTTAATCAGAGGTAATATTCGTTTCCATTCTTTTTTAGCATCATTATCTAACCACTCTGGTGCTTCATCTGTTAAAGGGGTAAGCTCGTTCATAGCTTCTTCCGTAGCTTGTCTTTCTTCTTGCACTTCTTTTGTACGTCTGCTTTTTTGTTGAGATAACAATTTACGTTCAGCCAACTCACTCACCTCCCTTTCAAATAATCATCAATTAGAGTTGTGCTTTTTCTAGTGTTGCATTCCCTACAAGCAACTTTCACATTATCCCAAGAATGGGTACCGCCTTTTGTTATAGGTATTACATGTTCTACAGTTGGATATTTAGGATCGTTATAATGGTATGAAAAAAGGACATCATCACCGCATAGGTAACAACGCCCACCATCTCGTTCTATTAATTTGTATATATCTATATCTGCATCAAACGGACCATTACTTCTCGCTCTTTTAAGACGTTCACTTTTTCTGATTTCGCTTTTTACCCTACTAGCTTTACGCTTACATTCGTCACTACAGTAATGTTTAGCGGAACTATAGAATGATTTTTCGCAATAAAGGCAACTTCTTGGCCCTTTTTCAATCATTTCATTGAAACTTTTTTCTTTCCTTTTACATAAATTAGAACAAAATTCTTTCTCATCATCTTTAGTAACAAAAGTTGCGTTGCAGTAACGGCATTTTTTAATCCGTTTAACTACATACCTAACCCCTTTGTTACCCAAATATCTACAATAATCAGAACAATACTTCTGATTTCTTGAACCGTGCCTAGTAGGTTTGAAATATTCGCCACAACCTACACACATTTTTCTTTCTTCAACTACATATAACCCGAATTCATCAAGCACTCTGCGTACAGTGGTGGATGATACGCCCATAATTTCCGCAATAGCAGCGTATGTTCTTCCTGATAAGTAGTAACTAGCGATTTCTTCTTTATCATCAAGCGATAATCTCCCCAAATATCCCACCTCCAACGTGTAAAGTAATTATACTTTACGAATTTTTACCTTTCATTTTAAACATTTTCAAAAATGTAACTGCGACTCGTTGTTGGGTCGAAAAAATAAAGTGTGCGGTTGTTTGAACCCCCGCAAAAATATTTTCAAAAATTTTCAAGAAATTATTTGCCGTGAATTTTGTTGTGGCAGCTAAAACACACTACCTCTAAATTTTCCATATCCAGTCTTTTCGACCAATCTTGTTTCAATTCAATCTTGTGATGGACAATTAAATTCTTGTCATTCACAACGCCTTCAGCCAAGCAATGTTGGCAAAGATAGTTATCACGTATTAACACCTGTTGACGTAGCTTACGCCACTGTGTGCTGTTGTAGAACGTTGTATACTCCTTGTTATACCTGTTATGCCTAACCACACTGTTATACCTTTGTGTATTGGCTTTCCTATACCTTTGCAACTCGGTTTGAGTATAGTTCTTGTTACCAAGTCGAACCTTTGGTTGAACAAACAAATGAATCAACTTCTTTCATTTGAATTTTATTTATTTAATTTTGTTTTATTAATTTCATTTTGTAATTTAGTTTTAGAAATAATAAAAGACAAAACGAAATAAGAATTTATAATCTCAAATCATTTTGTCTTTAACTTTAGAAATTGTTTCATCAATCAAATGCAAATTAATCTAATAAAGTTTATGATCAACAAAACAATTCTTTTATTATTCAATTGTAAAGAAACAACAAACAAACTTTATATTCTAATTATGATTTAATGTTTCGATTAATCTCTTAAACTAATGAAACCTTTTTTAATATATAAATGAATGTTCATTGTTCTGTCTGTCACACACTCAATGGATAAGTGATGACCTTAAAGTATGTGACCTTAATTCACACGACCTTCAATCCCCACCTTAATAAGCAGTGTCCTTTAATATGTGTGTCCTTATTGCGTGGGTCATTAAGATTAGGTGCATACAAAAAGACACGCTACAAAAGTAACGTGCCTCGTATAATATAGTATTAAGTTTCACACACCTACTGAATAATAACTTCACCTCTAAAGTTGCTATCCAGATTTTCCTATGCATATATTATATAACGTATTAATATCAAACGCCTATCATCGTTCGATGTGTTCGATTGGTTCGATGTGTTCGTTTCGTACACTAATCGAAATGACCTTGCTGTGCGTCCATGTATACATTCACTATCTCATTCAGACATCCATAAAATGTCGACTTGCTTTTAATCTCCATAAGGTCCATAACAGTTTTATGTTGTGTGCCTAATTTAATCATCTGTAGAATGTGGTAGTTCATTTCATTAGTTATATGTTCCTCGTACTTATCAATGAATTCTATCTTCTCTATCAGTTTAATGTTTCTTCTCCACGCTTTGTTTCTGTTCATGACCTTAAGTAATACTTTGTCACCTGTTTGTCCTTTAGCTTTAGGCATAGCAGATTCAACACCGTATTGTGCAACCGAAGTACTATCTGCATCATAAACTTGCGATGTTACAATATTGTTCATCCATTTATAATTGTCTATCATTTCTCTTACTTCTTCTCGTGTATACATGCGCTACCTCCAGTTAATTTTTATATGCCAGTGTTTTAGCTAATTGTTTGATGGCCGTTATGTCCGAATCATATAGCGGTTTGTTACCATATGTGAAAGTCTTTGCTAATTTATCTATGTCGTTGAAATCATAAGTGGCCAAGCCATAACTTGAATACGAATTAGATAGCTGCAATCCAAATGATTCGTATATTAATTGACTATGTTTTTTGAATTCATCATCATCACTTGAAAGCATCATAATTATTTTAGATAGTTTAGATTCAGAAATATTACATTTACTATTATCAAATTTTGATATAAGCGATAAGCTAATTCCTGTTTGTTTAGAAATCAAAGATTGTGTTACACCTTTTTCTTTCCTTAGTTTTCTCACATACTTATTAACTTCTGCCACTTTCCCCACCTACTTCATACGTTTATCTAACTCATCTTTAATCTTGCGTACATCTTCATCATCCAACTCTCTCTTAGGCAAGTCCTTTTCAAATATCGTGTATAGCAGATAACCGACTTCATATTCTAACGCTTTTATCTTTGCGTCTTTGATGGCATTGTATATAAGCGTGAGTATCGCAATACAACCTAACACGATTGTTGTTATTATCCACATCATTCTTCCACCTCATAATCTTTTGGGACCATATCTTTCGCTTGCATGCGGCAAATGATTTCATACGTGATCTCTTTACTTAGTTCATAGAGTGCGAGTGTTAATAATAGTTTGAGTATTTGTTTCATTGGTCACTGTCCTTTCTAATAGCTTGTAATAATTTATTGTTTTCTAATGTTTGTCTTATTTTCTTAATCGCAATTTTATATCGTACAATTTTCTTAGCTTCTTCTGCACTCTCTGCATCCACTACAACGAATGCTTCATTCTCCTTAGCTCTATTTACATCCAGGAAAACTTCACCTGTAGTGTGGTGTGTTTTGCGTACTAGGAATTGCATATAAGTACCACCCCTCTTATTTATGCTCGTTTTCACTAACCTGCATCATAGTGATTATCATTTAAATCATCATCTACATCTCTAGGTCTAACCCTACTCCAGTCTACGTTTGCTTTGAATTTAGGTCTAAAATCCCCATCTCCGTCAGCATATATAGAAACTGTTCTTGATGCACCTAAATTACCTAAATACTCCATTTTATCTAGCATTGATATAAAGTCATTAACCCATCTTTCTTCCATCTCAACTTCAATTGTAAATTTCTTTTTCATTTCCACTCACTCCTATTAGTTATTTTTTAATCAATATACCTATAAGTGCACCTGCCATAATCAGTGGTAATTTTTCTACTAAAATAAGTCCACCTTCTTTAGAAAACAACACAGTAACAACTTCTGATATGGTATCCAAATTACTCACTCCTTACCTAATATTATTCGTACACGTTCAAGTATGTCTTTATCAGATATATCCTTTGTCTTTGTCTGCTGTTCCATCTTGTCTTGCATGATTCCTTTCCATTTTCTTTTTATATGCTGTGATTAGTTGGTCGATAGTGTAATAATTATTAGCAATTGCAAATGGTAAGAATAAATTGTTAGCGTACGAACCATTATATATTTCATCTATATATGACATGAAGTCATCAACCATATCTCTGTCATTAAAATCAATCTCAACTCGTTCTAAATAATCAGTAAAAACTCCATCTTCTATATAATCCAAAATTTCTTCCATATCGTCTGCTTGTTGATTCGCAATACTTAATCCAAATGCCAACATATCTGCCAATTCATCTAATTGTACATCTATTGGTTTACCTGGTTTCTTCTTCCAATTCTTGAACGTTTCTAATGTATTAAACCATTCAAAGAATTCAACCACATATGCCACTTTGCTATCCTGTAAATTAAGTGTTGGTATTCTGCTATCAAAACCCTTTTGTATTTGTAACAATTCTTCTAATTGATCTACTGTAATTGTGTTAATCATTTTATTTGTCCTCCAAATCTAAACTTAATCTTTCTAATAAATCTTCCATCTTACCTAACATTAGTATTTGCTTTCCGTTTAATTCTGATGTATCAAAATATTCAAGTAACTGTGTAATTTGAGCTAAAATATCTTTATTTTCCATCCTACTCGTCCTCCAAATCCGAAAGTAAGTTGCTAAAATCGTTTGTGTTGTCTAAAGAAGTCATAGTTAATAAAACATTTATTAATTCGACACGTTGCCCACTTATTTTTCCAATAATATAACTGTTATATACATTATCTTCTAACTCTTTTTCAGCTCGTTTTAAGCGTTCACTCTCTATATCGAGTTGTTTCATCATTTCCACTTTCAACTCTTGCCATGCGTCTTTATACTCTCTATCTTTCATCGTCTGCACGCTCCATATGTTCTTGTATAATTCCAGCAATTTCGTAATAAGCATTGTATAAACCACGTTCATATTCATCTGCTAAAGACAATGGTTCCTCTTGTTTAAATATTTCGACCAAACATTTGTTAATGTCGTCATATGCCTTTGCTTTGCGATATACCGTTTCTAACTCATTAATAATTTGTTGAACTTTTTCTGTAGTTCCCTGTTGTTCGTGTATTCTTTTAATACAACTTTCAATTGCTATTTTATTCTCATACGCCATCTACTTAACCCCCAACTGATCTAGCTTACTTCGATATTCTCTATACATCGAACTGCCTTGATGCAGTGTTAATTTATAATCTATGAGCTTTCTAAACTGTTTCAGTAATGCGAGTTGTTCTGCGTTCTCTCGTTCCAATCGTTTATTATTCGCACACAAGAAGATTAAATCATCTACACAGTGTTTATATGCTTGTTTGTATTGGTTGAGTTCTGATTTGAATTGTTTACTAGCATTTCTAAAATGTTTGATAGCGTTATCTTTATCGTATATACCATCGACACCAAAATCGTTCACTCTGATAAAATCTTCTAGTTCTTGTTTAGTCGCTTTTCTCACTAGCCATCACTCCTCATTCCATTTAGAATTTGGTTTTAATAGCCCACTCTCTTTAATCTCATCATTAAGCAGTCTATATTCTGTGCCATCTAGGTAATAAACATTTGCTAAGTAACGACCAAAATTGTCATCTTTGTGTGTCTGCACCAGCACATCGTGATTAAACACTTTATCTTTCACAAAATCAGTAGCCTCTGTGTAATTCTCTTGTCCTCGTTCAGGCGTATCAACGTTCAATAATCTCAATCGTCTGTCCCCCCAAATATCGAACCCGAAATCAATCATCACATCAATTGTGTCGCCGTCTACTACGCCGTAGCAATTTGCTTTAAATGTATATAGGTTATTTTCTGTCATTGTTTGTGTCCTCCTTGTTAAATGAACCGTTGCGCATTTCGCCTTTACGGTCTTTAATCTCGTTGTATGCGTACGCTGTGCACTGCTCAAGCGTTAAGCCTAGCTGTTGAGATAATATGACAAGTGTCACAACTGCGTCGCCTATGCTGCCGATAACTTGGTCTCTGTCATCTTTTACTAAGCCTTGACTTAACTCCCCAATCTCTTAGTAACTTTGCCATTTCGACAGTGTTTCTGCCTTTAGTATCAATTTTGTATTTAGTTTTGATAGTGTCGGATAGGATCATAGGCATTTCACAATCACATCTACTACATTAACCGCTACGCTATTTCCAGCTTGTTTATATAGTTGTGAATTACTTACACCGCTATCTTTAGCTTTGTAAAATTGTTCATCCGTAAAACCTTGTAATCTCCAACATTCAAGTGGTGTTAGTTTTCTGATACGTAAACCGTTTGTTATTGGCAATATTGCAGTTTTAAAGCCTTCAGGTCTAGTTGTTAGCGTAGGACTTAAACCACTATCATCAAACGTTTTGTTATATGCGTTAACAGTCATACCATCATTGATGACGTCTTTATTGTCATTTAGTGTTTCTATTGCTTGTTTACCAAATCTTCCATATTCTTCTTTAGGAATAACCACACCTTGATTAACTTCCCCAGCTTGCAAAGTCTGTGCTACCTGTTTACCAACTCTGCCACGTCTAGTTTTAGATGTAGGATAAGATACGTTCACACTGTCGCCTTGTTCTGCAATTGCGTATCCTTGTTTGGTAGCTTCTCGGACAACAATCTTCGGTTGTTTGTTACCACCTTGCATAGTGTTCAATGTAGGGCTTAATTTCTCTATGCTATATATCCTATCCATCTCATTGTAATTAAAATGATTTAATTTTCCACTCAAATCTTCATCAAGTGTTAACTTCTTAGTTTTTTCTTCTGACAAGTAATACTTTTCATCAACTTCATCTTCTAACACATCAATTAAGCGTGTTGTAACTTCTGTTTGTTGTTTGAGCAAATCGAATAATACTGGCCCTTTGAATTTATCCTTACGTGTAACTAGGATATACACACGTTCTCTGTTCTGTGGAACTCCCCAGTATTTAGAGTTAAACAAACCCCATTCTGTGACATACCCCAGTTCATCCAACGCTTGAATGATTGTTCCAAAAGTTCGCCCTTTGTCGTGTGATAATAAGCCTTTGACGTTTTCCAATAAAACATAAGATGGTTGGATTTCTTTAATCGCCCTCGCAATGTGAAAGAAGATTGTTCCCCTTGTATCGTCAAACCCTCTGCGATTCCCTGCGATACTAAAGGTTTGGCAAGGAAATCCACCTGTGATGATGTCACATTGTCCTCTGTATAATCGAAAATGTTCATCTGTGATTGTTGTAATGTCATCCAATTCTTCCTCTCCATCTGTATCATATATAGCTCTATAACTTTGTTTAGCGAATTTGTCTATTTCTGCAAAGGCTAAGCAGCTGTGACCATTGTTTTCTAATGCAGATCTAAAACCACCTATGCCTGAACATATATCTATGAAATTCATTTACTTCACATCCCAATTCTCAAACGCACGTTCGATATACCATTTAGCTTTAGCCACATCCTCTTTACCATTCTTGTGTGGACTACGTGCTAAATACTTAATCGCATTACCAATGTGATAAGCTACGTTAGCGTTGTAATGTTTTGTTACCTGCTCTATGAAATTTATCACTTCTATATCACCGTAGTTATAATGTGATGGGTGGTTTACCATATCCTCTGCGTACTGTGGCGTTGCGTTCCATTCTAATATTGTAAAATCATTATTATCAGTTATATCTCTGTAAACACCATCATCCACTCTTATTTGAGCATTTTTACCGTTACTCGATATTTTAGAAACTTCACCTGTCATTCTGTCGCCTAATATTTCAATTTTGTAACCGACTTTTAAATCTTTAATTTTAAATAATCCTACATTTCCAACCTTACGCTTACGTTGTTGTAAGTCATTGGATTGTTTATCCAATCCCATACGCTCCGTCTTATTTTCTATCTCTTTCGCCCACACCTCAAAATCGTTGAAGTCTGTGATTTCATATCTGTGTTTAGGTAGCGATTCGATAATTGCATAATTTCCTTTATCGTCAATCTCAACCACTTTACCTATCACACGCATGCCACTGCTATATTTACTTGCACCCAAGTCATTCACAACAACGTAGTTACCAATTTTTAAATCACTAATGTTCATCTAACGCACCGCCTCTGCTTCTATTTCTTTAATACTCACTTTTTCAACTACAATTTGATTTGGCCCAGCTTCTCTTTTAGTTAGAGAACTTGCCATTCGAGCAAATGTACCTTCTGTAATATTCATCTTCGCTTGTATTTCTTGTCTAGTACCAGCACAAATCACTTCGTCGCCTTTATAAACAACATATTCATACATGTGTGGACGTCCACTTGGCATTTTTATTCACTCCTAAACTAAATGTTGATTGCCATATTTGTCTGTTTTAAGTTTTGCTACTAAGTGTTTCTTAGACATTTCTTTGAACCATCTACTACTGCATCTAGCATTATTAATCATCTGTAGTCGTTCCTGTTCCTTACGTTGCTTTTCTTCTGCTAATGCTTGCTTGCGTTCTTCGCGTTCTCTATCCTCGCGGTTTAATCTTGCTAACCCTTGTTGAGCATCGTAATCTCTAACGTATTTACGAAAATGTCTTATACCTTTTTCCATATGTTTCTTGATCGTTCCGTTGCTTATGCCCAATCTCGTTGCCTCTTTGTAATCTTCGACTGGTATTAAGATAGTTTTATCCCAGTTTTGCAGTGCGTAACACACTTCGCCGTTCTTATCTTTTACACGTTGAAATCTCATCTCAATAACCCCTATCTATAATTTTTATATCGTCAAATTCTAATGGTTTCGCATCCATGTAATCTTCTTTTAATGTCCACATCTGATCGTGTATCTTATCAGCAGCAGTATTATCGTCGTCTTCGCGATTAACATACACTTGTTTTTCAACGTAGACTTTATAGCGAATAGTCGCTGTTTCTTCATTCATTTAGTTCACTTCGCTTTCTTACGTTCTCGTCTAGCTTTAATTAAATCTTCATAAGTTATCCATTGCTTACCTGTGTACTTAGGAGCTTTACATACCCACGTTAGCTTCACGTCTTGGTATTTGTATCGGAACATCTTTGCTTTCAATTTAGCTGTTTCTGTGGCCATACCTTTAACGTCTATGACTTCGATTAACTTATCTTCGTTCCATAATGCAAAATCTGCAATGTATTCTGACTTTCGTTGCTTACCAAACTTAGGTATTAACTCATATCTTGGTTGTAATTCTATGTAGTCATAACCATCTATATGCAATCTGCTTTCTAAATATTGGTAATATTCACACTCTGCTGTGCTATCGAATACAATTCCTTTGTACTCAACTTTCTTAGCGTTGTATTTACTCATTCCGTCACTCCTATATATCAAATATTGTTGTTTGCAATCCTAGCTCATTCTCATATAGAAGCCCGTACACGCCTTTAAATCGTTTTACCTCACTATCAGTCATCTTTTTACTTTCTTCGCTGAAATGAGCGCCTGTGAGTGTTCTAACTATATTCATATCTCCATCAAGTTTCTCTACTTCTGTTTCTTCTGTTCCATCTGCTCTATAAAGAAAATACTTTTCGGTTACTTCCATCTATCCGACCACTCCATTTCTTCAAAAATAATGTCCTTCTTTTCTTCATACACATCAAACGGCGTTATGCGTCCACTCACAAGCAATCTTTCAGTTGCCCAACCTAACTCAAGCAAATTGCGTTGGATGAGCGTATCGTCTTTGTATGTCGTTCTGAATAGGTATCCAAGTAATTGTTGGAAATCTGCTATTTTCATCCGTAAAACCTCTGTGATTTTTTATAAAATTCTAATCCTACCGTTCCTGTTTCACCGTCTTTATTTTTAGCAATGATAAACTCTATATCAGATTTGCCTGTGTCGTTATCCACTAGATCTTTATCGTAATAATCATCACGATATAATAGGAAAATCATATTAGCGTCTTGTTCAATGCCACCAGCTTCTCTTAAATCGCTCATCATTGGTCGTTTATCCTGTCTTGATTCAACGCCACGACTTAATTGTGAAAGTGCTATAATTACGCATCCTGTTTCTTTAGCAATGATTTTTAAGTCACGTGATATTTTTTCTACTTCTAGTCGTCTATCACGCTGCGGTACATCTGGTTGCATCAATGTTAGGTAATCGATAAATATTACGTGTGGTAAATCTGATTGGGCCATTGCCCTTTCTCTTATATCTTGTGGTGTAATCTGTGCTGTATCTTCAATGCGTAAGTTATTATGCTTTTTGATTTGGTCTATCGCAGTCATGATGTCGCTTGTTTCTTTATCACTTATGCCATCAGCTTGTTTAACTTTGTGTAACGGAATATTCGTTATACTTGATACCAAACGCTCAACAATGTTATTACCACCAGTTTCCAAACTAAAGAATGTAGTGGGATGACCTTTTAACACGATGTTCCACATGATATTTAATGCCAGAGAAGTCTTGCCGGTACTCGGGCGGCCAGCTAACACATTTAACTGTCCAGCTTCAAACCCCATAATTCTGTCATCTACCGAATTAATACCAGTCTTGATAAACTGTTTTGGCTTATCACTTAGTATGTTGTCCATGACTTCCATCAAGTAATTATCAGTAGGATTATCTTTATCAATTGTCATGTTGTCCAATTCTTGCAACTGTTCTATCAGATACTTAAAGTTTGTACGGTTAGGCATTGATTGATATTCAGATGTCTGTTGTGCAGCTTCTCTTATCACATAATTTTCTAGCAAGTTCATTTGGTCCTGCATGAAGAAAACTTTGTCTGTGCCGTCTGAATTGTATATATCACCTAATCGTTTTGTAGATATAAAATTCTTATCCTCACGACTTTTGTAATAAATTTGGTTTACATCAACTTTTCCGTTGTCCATTACATATTGGATAAACCCTTGAATTTTATCGTCTGTGAACATTTGTGGTTTAAGTTTTAATTTTCCTAGCAATTCTGGATTACGCATAAGATTGGAAACAATGGCTTCTTCTGTCGAAAGTACATTTATGTTAGTCATCTTCATTCATCCATTCTTGTTTCATTTTCTCCCACTGTTGCTTTAACTTTTCACGATTCTTAGCATACTCAGGATCATACTTCATTCTATACTCATGCGTTTCTTCAATAGGTATTGTAATGTCACTTGTTTGTTTAGGTTTACTATCCATAACTTCAGCGATTGCAGGTTTAAATTTGTTTTCACGAATGTACTTCTTGGTTTTATATAATGACTTTTCATAGTCTGCATATTGGGTTAGTTGCTCCACCCACAATTTCGTCTTTAAATCATCGTTAGAGAAGTTCATATTGAATGCAGAATCAACTAGATTAATTATCGTGACTGCTTCCTTTTTAGTCATACTCATTCATCTACTCCTCCCCGTTCATTAATCTATCTAAATAACTATCGCCTTTTTTATTAGTTACGAGTTTTTTATTTAGGTAACTTTCGAACTTAGTACCAAACAATGTTTCTGGTCTTAAGTACATTTCCATTTTTTCGTTGCCTTTCCATTCTGTAACCATGTTGTCTATTACTTTTAAGAAGTCATCTTCAGTAAAACCTTCATTAAATCTCGCTTTGATTAATCCTTGTGTTTTATTAGTTGTATGCTTGTATTTTTTATCTGCTTGTTCATTTAAATGATTAATAATATTTTTATAAGGAAGAGAAGGAGACTTATCTTCTTCTCTATTCTTTTCTTCTTCTAATTCTTCTTCTGTTGCGTTACGTAACGTTACATTAACGTTACTTGCTTCTAATTGCTTTTGTTCTCTGTGTTTGCGTACTCTTTCACGTGTTTGTTTCCTTATTTTTTCTAAACCTTCAATGTTTTGATGTTTCTCCCAGTTAGCAACTTTAAGAATTCCATCATCATATTCAATCATGCCTAACATAGTGAAAGTTTGAAGTGCTAATCTTACTGTGTTAAGTGATCTGTTGAATTCGTTAGCCAACATTTCTTCGTTATACGGAAGGTTTTCTGACAACATGATGTAGCCTTGCTCATTGTGTTTACCAGCTAAAGTTAACAACTTAATCCAAATAGTTATGATTGTATCTCTTTCAGGTAAACCCTCTATATATTTGATTTTGCTATCATCGAACATACCGACCTTTAATTTTATCCATGATACTTCGCTCACTAGTAATCACTTCCAATAAACCAATCAATAAAAACTGTAACCACTCTATCTCCTTTATGATTGGCAGTTATAACGTATACTGGAGAATTATCTTCAAGTAGTGATTCAGACCAACCAATTTCTACAACAAAATGATTTGCTCTTATCCCACAAAATCTACTGTCGTTGCGTTCTACCATAAAGACATCTTGTGCATGAAAAGTATTTAGAATATCAAGATCAATTCCGTTTAAATTTTTTAAGTTATCTATTTCATGGTTATCTATAATGACGAAATCTTTATTATCATAAAGTTTTTGCAAGTAATTTTCTGATTTTTGACGAATATCCAACTGTATTCCTCCTCTTTATTATTTTAAAATGGCAAATCGTCTCCCTTAATGTCGGCTGTGCCATTTTTGAATGCGTTTTGCTGTTTGTTTTGGTTGTTTGATGATTTAGTATCTAAGAATTCAACTCTGTTAGCATTGAATACTACTCGTTCGCGATTATTACCTTCTTTATCAGTAAATGTGTTTTGTTTAGCTGAACCTTCAATCAAAACTTTTGAACCTTTGCCACAGTATTCTGCTATTAAGTCTGCTGTTTTGTTCCATGCTTCAATATGAAAGAAACTTGTATCGTCACGTTTGAATGGATTATCTACTGCTAATGAGAAGTGTGTAACCTTATTTTGGCCTGCTTCTTTAATTTCTAAATCTTTTGTAATACGTCCTGTAAATATGATTGAGTTTGTCATTAATTATCATCCTTTTTGTTATAATATTTAATTCCGTTATCTAATCTAACTAGAGCTTCTTCAGCGTCTTGAGCAGAAATTTCATCGGGTATTTGCATTTTCTTTTTTAATTGCGATTCACTTATATTCATCAGTGGTGCAAGTTGTTTTACTTTGTCGTTGATTGATTTAATTTCATCATCTGATGCAGATTCAAACGGCATTTCTGGTTCATCTTCACCGTGATATAGGTAAAGTCCGATTCCTAATAACGCTGCGCACTTAACAAAGGCACGTTTGTATGTCTTATTGATTTGAAACATGTCTGCTTGCTTATATGGAACCGACTTGTTTTTAAAGTCCAAAACTGGCAATGTTTCGGTTTTGGTTAATCCTTTTAATGTAATTGACACTGTCACGCTATAACCTTCTGGACTTGCTAAGTACGGTACGAAATACTGTTCGTTTGTTACATCAGGATGTGGATATTCATGTATCTTCATTTCATAATTCGGGTCAATTTTCATCAACTCTTGGTGCGCATATGACCAAGCTAGGTAAGATAAACCTTGTTTCTTTTCAACGTGATCATTTACATTTTTAGAATTAAGTTGATTAAATAATGTTTGTTCAGCCATTTTCTTCCTCCGTATCTACAAAATATGATGCTGGATATACTTTCTTTATTGCTTTATGTCTTGTCATGTCTATTGAAGATTTTTCTGTTCCATCAAACTCACGTGCATCGCCAATATAGTTTGAATATTTAATAGTTGATTTTTTATCAATTGGCTTATTACTTATATATAAGTCGTCAAAGTCTGTCCTTGCTTTAATAACGTAAGTTATAATATCCTTCGCCATTTGACGAAACACCTCTATTCCGTGTATATTTAAGTTGTATATTTTTAAAGTTGTTTGACTGTTAGCAATTGCCGTTGCTTTCAGTCTTTTTTATTGCGTCTAAGAATTTGTCCCAGAACCAATACAGTCCGAATCCTGCCATTACCGATAACAACATACCGATAAAGAAATCGTTTGTTGTTAAGCCTATTGCTATTGTTGAAAATGGCATTGATAGAAATGTTAATAGTGTTCTCATGTAATCACTCCTTTCCTTTTAATATTTCTTCCGGTATTTCGTGGTACGGGAATTTTTCTTGGAACATTTTAACTGGTACTCTGCCTGAAATAGTAAAGTATCCTTGTTTTTCCATTTCTTCGTTCATACGCTTGATATATTTGCATGCGGTAGATGCTGAGACCTCCAATACATTTGCTACTTCTTTTGAAGTTAGTACGTTTTTAATCATTCCGTTCCCTCCTTTTAATTGTGATACGTGATATAATATTTTTATCTCCTAGTGAAAGGAGGTGGTCATTATCGGTTCTAAAATCAAAGGTATGAAAGACTTAGAAAAAGCATTAGACAAAGCAAGTAGATATATTGAAATTCACTGTATAAACTGTGGTAAGGAATACAAAGTGGATTTAAAGAAATCTAAAGCTAGATGTCCGAAATGTAAAACCGAAATGAAAATTTCTTAGTCTTTATATGGGGTGACTTTTAGTTGCCCTATTTGATTTTGTATTTCCATTTGAATTCATTAATCTGTTCTAATTTGTTTTCCGTCAAAGTAGTTAAACTTTCAAACTCACTCATCACTTCTTTTAATTCTTTTTGTTTATTCTCAGTCATAGCGACTAGACTTTTGAATTCATTAACTAGACTTTTTAGCTCTCTTACGTTTGTGTATAATTTAAAATCTTTGTTACGTTTCTTCTTTTTCTTAAACATTCCGTTTCCTCCTTTAAGTTGTTTGTTCGATTGTGGGTTAAAATATATCTTCGAAAGTTTTTCCGAAAAACTCACAAAGTTTTTTTATTTCACTCAATTTAAATTCATTAGCTCCACTTTCTTTTTTAGAATATGAGGCTATTGTTATTTGTAGTAATTTTGCTAATTCATTTTGATTAATCTTCATTGACTTTCTTAAATTCCAAAGTTTATTTTTTTCTACTGGGTTACATCTGGTTTTAGAAGATTTTGGTTTATAAATCCCCTTTTTATAAGCTTCGGACTTGTCTATACTTCTTTTAACTAACTGTTCAACCCTTTGTCTTGTAACTCCCATTTCTTTAGCAATTTGTTCGTAAGTCATTGATTCGATTCTTAAATTTATTGCTCTAAGTTCTTTGTCGGTTAAAATAGACTTTTCAACATCAGATACCGTGTTTGCTATTTCTAAATCTCTTCTTATTTTGTTTTCAATCCTTTTACTATTAACTTTGCATTCTGTACAAACACCATCCTTACTCATCGTTTTATTAGTGCAAGTAATACATTCTTTTGCTGTTTTTAATGTAGGTACAAGACCAATTTTATAAGCGTGTTCAATATTCTCTTTAGCAGTAACCCATTCCAAATTTTCAAGTTTATTATTTCTAGGATTTCCATCGATATGATTTACTTGAGGTTTATTTTCAGGATTGGGTATAAAAGCTTCTGCTAATAATCTATGAACATAATAATGTCTTTGCTTACCGTCTTTATATGCAGTTACTGCCAAATACTTTTTGTTACGAGAAATACCAAATGGTTTACATTTTTTTCTGCCATGTTTAGTGTTTCTATATATTTCTCCAGTAGCATGCACTTCAAATAAGCCGTTTTGAACAGTTACAACTGTTCTTAATAAATTAGGTTCTCCCATCAAACTCCTCCTTTATCACGTAATGTGATATTAATAATTAAAAAAAATATCTTCTATGCTAACGTCAAATGTGTTAGCTAAAATTTCCATTTCATAATCGTTGAATGGATATTTACCTTGCTCTTTTTGTTCGTATTGTCTACGCTGCAAACCGATTAAACTTGCTACGTAATCAGTGGTAAATTCTTCAGATAGTCGTAATTTACGCAATTTGGTTTTAGGTTTTAAATATTTTTCTTTAAGCATTTTCTTTTTATCTGTTGCCGTCATTTATTATCACCTCCGATGACTGTATATAAACTATATCACGTATCGTGATACATTTCAAACTTTTTTTATCACGATTTGTAATATTTTTATTGTTTCCTTATTATAGATGTGTTATATTTATCTCAAGGAGTGATACCAAATGAGTAAAAATGTAATAGGAAAAAGAATAAAAGAACTTAGAAAACAGAAAAAATTAACTCAAACTGATTTAAGCAAATTGACTGGTTACAAACAAAATACTATTTCATCTCATGAAAATGGAACTCGTGGTATTGACGAAATAGACATCATGAATTATTGCGAGGCTCTCGGTGTGACTCCGACAGACTTATTTCAAAAAGAACCACAACCTCAACTAGAAACTCTACCTGTCAAAAAGATTCCAGTTGTTTCAAAAATTTCTGCAGGACTTCCTATCTATAGTGAAGAAAACTTAATCGATTATACATACATCGCTACTAAAAATTTAAGTGCCGATAAAGAATTGTTTGGCTTAAAAGTATCTGGCGATAGTATGGATAAAGAATTTAAAGATGGCGAAGTAGTCATCGTGGAAAAAGATTCAGTAGTTGAGAATGGTCAAATAGGTGTTGTTCAGATTAATGGCTATAACGCCACTGTAAAACGTGTGAGATACAACGAAGATCAATTGATATTGTTGCCCGAATCTAATAACAACGAACACCTACCGCAAGTATACAACGGTACAGATGATGTTAAAATTATCGGTCGTGTTGTAGCAAGTCAAAAGATATATTAATACTAGCGTCCTTAGTGGCGCTTTTATATAAAATTTATTATTAAGGAGAATGTGAAATGAAAAAGGTTTTATTTTTATTATTGGCAAGTTTCTTGGTATTAGCAGCATGCGGACAAGAAGAAAGTAAATCGGAAGATAAGAAAGAAACGAAGTCATCTAGCAAAGATAAAAAGAAAGAAGATGAAAACAAGAAGTCTAATGATGATAAAAAAGAAACTTCTAACGCTGATAACAATCAACAAGAAGAAACACAACAAGCAAATACTCAACAGCAAACACAATCTACACAAGAACAACCTCAAACTGTACAAGAGCAATCACCTATGCAGCAAGAGCCTACTGCCCAAGAAAAAGCAGAGGCTAATGCGAAAGTAGCTAAAGAACATGGTTATACTGGTTTGCCTAATGGGGATGCTCATAGTGATGTACCAGTTGGTCAAATTGAATTAACACCTGAAGAATTAGCAAAAGAAGAAGCTAAACCAGAATATCAAGATGTAGTCGAATCGGAAGAAGAAAGTGATTGGGTAAAAGGTCAAGATGAATGGATGAATGCTAGTGAATCGGAAAGAACAGAAATTAGAAAAGCAGATGCTGAGAAATATGGGTCTGAATATGACCCTACCGACTATGAATAATTTTACGGGTAGTACGCCTACCCTTATTATTTTTTATCTTTTTTAGGAGGAATTGATAATTATGCCGATATATAAAGATGATAATACAAATAAATGGTATTTTTCCACTCGTTATAAAGATGTATATGGTAATAACAAACGGAAAGTGAAACGTGGTTTCAATACAAAACGTGAAGCTAAATCAGCAGAAGCAAATTTTCTAACAGAAATAGAGACGGGTTACAGTGATTCTAATACGTTTGATTATGTATTTAATCATTATTTAGAACACACGGACTTGAGAAAAAAGACACGCCGAAGAAAAGTAAATGAATATAACAAACATATTAAAGATAAATTCGGTCATATTAAAATGAATCAAATTAAACAAAACCAATGCCAAGAATTCAGAACATATTTAATGAGTGCCGTAAATAGTCCAAATACAGCAAGAGCGATATGGTCTAGTTTTAAAGTTGTTATTAATCACGCAAAAAAACATTTTGGTTTGCGTATAGATCCAACTATTTCAATTACACCTATTCCTAGAGTGAAACCTAAACCTAAATATATGTTAAGAGAGGAGTTTGAAGATAAGATAAATAATATTAAAGAAGATGATTATAGAGAGTTGCTTTATTTAATGTTTTATACGGGTTTACGTGTGGGAGAAGCTATGGCTTTAACTTGGGAGGATTACAACAAATATAAAAAAGAGATATCCATCAATAAAACGATGGATACCTCAAATAGAGAAATTTATAATCGTGCCAAAAATGAATCTTCTGAAGACATTGTACCATTACCAAGCTTCATAAACCAAATGTTAGCTAATAGATACGAACGAGAAAAAGTAAAATATAAATATTTTGATGAAACTTCTTATTTTATATTTGGTGGAATGGAACCTAAGCACTATAAGCACTTACAAAAGAAATATAAAGAAGTATTTCCACAATATGATGTTCATACTTTAAGACACTCATACGCATCTTATTTAGCCAACAGCGGTGTAGATATTTTTGTCTTACAATCTTTAATGCGTCACTCTCAAATAACAGAAACAATGCAAACTTATAGCCATTTATATACCCAGAAAAAACACGATGCTATCGCTGTTTTCGAGAATTTTCAAAAATAA